TAAGAATCAAAAGAGAAATCGTTCTTGTTTGCCATGATGTGTAACTCCTTATTTAAGATTAATTAGATTATTTTGTTAAGAGAGGAACCCCCCTCGCAGAGGGGGGGGTTCCGTGAATCATTTGTTTTGTTTCTTTATTCTTCAGGATGTTCGTGAGGACATTCAGTTTCAAACTCATCGAAGATTAGCTGAGCTTGATCTTCATCATCCCAATTGAAATCAGCGTCTGGTTGAGCTGGAGTATCGTAACATCTTTCAGACATAAGTGACTCTATGTAAAGAGTATCCTCTTCAGTCATGTCTGTGTCTGCAAGGTAATCAAGGTAGAACTGAGCAGGTTCCCTTACTTCGAGATTGAACTGTTCTTTCCATTTCTGCATCTCTGTGTAAGAACAGTCTTGGTGAATAACTCTCCAACCTTTATCAAAAGCTACGTCATTGAGTACCTCAGTAGAAGGGAGAGCAACTAGAGAGTTGCAGATTGTGTTGTGTACGATAGCATATTGCATTGTAGTTCTCCTTAATTAGTCCAGATAATTTTAACGCCTTGGCAAACGAATGGTTTACCTTTAGCTCTACGTTTAGCGTATTGAATAGCTGCTTTAAGAGAAGGGAAAGGCTTTACTCTTAAAGCACGTTGATAAAGACAATAACCTTCTTTAAATGACTCCATTGCTGTATATAACATGATGTCATTCTCCCTTCCAGTCAGCGATGAATTGTTTACGAATGTCTTTACTCACTATACAACAGACAAGTACTGACAAGAATAAACCAAAGAATATGAATCCTAGTGATGCTGTTAAGAATAATAAGCTTTCCATGACTAACTCCTAATATAGATTAGTAATAAACCGCAACATGCGGTATATCGGACAGACACGCCGATCAACGGAGTAGAGAGTGTTCCTCGTCAAGTCCGTAGTCCCGGAGGGATGGTCGTTCTTTTATGCCGCAGGGCGTTTATGGAGGAGCGTAGCGGGGGAATGCCCGAGGATATAAATTGACCAGACTTGTACGCATACAGCGTGTATAATCCCGATAATCCGTGTGTGGTGGTGTGACTAGGGTTGTTGAGCTGCCTTAGGCAGCTATTAACTGGATAGGATAAGAAGAGGGTCATGACTTGCCCGACTGAAAGGAGGAATAGCAAGTGGTTTTAATAGGCGGAGTGCTCCAGCACGTAGCCGTAAGACACCGTAGGTACATTCAATAGCGGGGTTGCTTTAGGGGTTAGGTGTAGATAGTTGTTGCATAAATACAACAGATTAATGGGGAGATAGTGTGTGTGTAAATACTTGATTAGATTGAGTGGGTTACAACACCCTACCCTACATCTAGTACAATCGCGTCTAATAAACACTAGATGTAGTGGTTGTAAGTACTACGTAGTAGAGAGAGGAAGCCAGAAGATAACAGAAGATACAGTAAGATAACAAACCCTAGCCTCATACCACCCCCTGTCGGGGATGTACAGTAGTATGATTTTAAGGGGGTGGGGGAAAAGTTAAAAGGGTTAGATATATATATATCACACCTTACTATATTTTGTATATTTTTCTCATGCGTAGAGATTAGGGGTAACTGTAGATTAGGAATATAGTTCTATTTGCTGTTTTAAGGTATCTTCCCTGCCGATGCAGAGGTATAGGTATATGAAGGTATCCCTGGATATAGTACAGCCCCTTAAAGGGGCATATTTTAACATTTAGCATGTTAAAATTATAATTCAAGCTTTGCTTGAATATCTTATTTAGATAATTTAACGTTGGCTTGGGTGGGATAACCCTCCACCCTGCGCTGAGACTAACTAGGGTACATTCCCAGAATATTCTTAGCGAAGAGAGTTAACTGTTCTGGAGTAGCTTCTTGCTTCATTCTGTTAGCTAAATCAGAGATAACTTGAATATTATCAGAAACATACCCTTTAGTAGAATCTATTCTGTCGATAGAAGCATTGGTTTGTTGTCTTCCTTTTCCCCAGATATTAGTAATCTTGATCCCTAGAAAAGGACAGACCTCTGGTATCTTGATGTCTTCAAGTTTTAATTGGAAATCTATATTTCTGGTTTTAGCATTAGCTTTACAGGAATTGTAAAGTCTAACTTCCTGGTGTTCTCCTAACCATTGCTTTGCTCTTTCAGCAATACTATCTTTGTATTTTTCATAATGAGGGTTCATATAAAGTTCCTAAATTATCATAAGATTAAATAAGAGGTCTGAAAGACCTCTTTATAGTTATATTATTATAACTAATAGTATTATTACTATATACAGCCCTAGAGGGCTGTATTACATATCTTACTATATCATCCCTGGTGATTAGATAAAGCTCTAGCCTCAGAACCTAATCTGATAACCAGCTTTATCCAGTCAACCAAGGTATCATCCCCGGAGCCACAGACATTATCCTAGACTATTCAGAACGATCTTCTGTCCCTGCTTCCCGCTCTAGATTCGCACACGGTGTTGCTTTGAAGCACCCCTAGTAACAACAGAGTAATTTGAAAACCCCTAGCGTAGGAGAACCATCCCGCCGAATTTTCACTCTATATTTCCTATTATACTTTAAATAGAGACAAATGTCAAATCCTTTTTTCTATTGTGTTGAAAACAAACAAATAAATATTATTTAGACTTAAATAATTATAAAGTAAAGACTAGTCTAAATATTTATTTACTATTTATCAAGGACTTACTAAAAATATGAAAATAATCCTTGACTTATTGCTACAGAAGGAGTATAATAGTAATTGTAGAGTAGAGAATATGATTATAACTCGAAGAGTTATCATCTACCGGTTAAGCTTTTGCTTAACCTTATTATCTAGTTCTGCTTGTGGTATGCATCTTCGTAGGTAGAGAAACTAAGACGAGCTACCCATACCACTAACTATTTAGAAAGGTATCAATTGGCTATAGCAAGAACAGTAGAGGAGTTTACTGACGTTTCTGAAGCAAAGAAGTCTGGATACTTCTTTCAAGGGAAAGAGATCATTACTGGACGTAGTAGAGGAAGACCTCCTACGTATATCCGTAATCCTAAGTTCTATCCTCAGAATACTAAAGTAGATGCTGCTACTCTTTATGCTGTCTACGGAGACACTGCTCAGACAGCAGAACTAGTCCAGGTACCTGAATCTGTCATTAGAGGCTGGAAACAAGAGCCTTGGTGGATTGAGATCCAGAAGCAGGTGTATCAGGAACAGAATGAGAAACTAGCTGCTAGAATTAGTGGAGTACTAGATACTACCATTACTCACCTGGAAGAACGTCTAGAGCATGGAGATGAGAAGCTTAACCCCAAGACTGGAGAGATTGTATCAGTAAAGGTTGAAGCCTCTGTTCTAGCCAAGATGTTTGAAACAATGTCTCATCAAAGACGTATCACAAGAGGGGAACCTACCTCCATTTCAGCTAAGATTGGTGTAGACGATAGACTAAAGACACTAGAGTCAGCCTTTCTCAGGTTTGCTCAAGCTAAGGAGATTATCCATGAAGAAACCGACATCGAAGACATTCCAACCACAGAAGAAGTCTACGAAGACGACTTTCAAAGCAAAGAAACCGAAGAAGACACCTTCATCGAACCCAATGAGGTAACTGCAGATGCCCTCTAGTCCGAATTATAAAAGAGACTATAAGACCGAATACAAGGTATCTCAATCTCCTGATAAAGAGAAAAAGAATCGTGCTAAACGAAATACTGCAAGACGTAGAGCAGAAGCTGCAGGAACGGTATCTAAGGGTGATGACAAAGACGTCGATCACAAAAGACCCCTCAGTAAAGGTGGATCTAACAGTAAATCAAACTGTAGAGTTACCACCACAGCAGCAAACAGAAGTTTTAAACGTAAATCTGACGGGAGCATGAAATAATGACTTATAAACGTACAAAAGCAGAAGAAGCAAAAGAAGAGAAGACAGAACTACAGGCTAAAAAGAAGAAACCAAAGGTAAAACCAGCTAAAAGGAAGTAAATGGCACTAAGTTCTGCATTGATCCACGGCTTTTGTGCCTCTCTTTTAGCTAAGAGGTTCGATAATGCTACTAGAACACCAGCCTTTCACTTAGAATTATGGGATCTCTTCTGTGATCCTCATCCTTTAGTAGCAATAGCTGCTCCTCGTGGTCATGGCAAATCTACTGCATTAACTCATGCATGTACATTAGCTTCAGTTCTCTTTAGAGACCGTAGATTTGTAGTAATTGTATCAGATACTGAGACACAAGCTAGTAACTTCCTTAACGACATCAAAGAAGAACTAAGAAATAATGATGATCTGATTGAACTCTTCCAAGTAAAGGGTTTCAAGAAGGATACAGAAACAGATATTATCGTAGAACTAGCTGACGGGCACACTTTTAGAATAATGGTTAGAGGTGCTGAACAAAGAGTTCGTGGTCTTAAGTGGATGCAGATGCGTCCTGACCTAATTGTCTGTGATGACACTGAGGGCGATGAGCAAGTGCTCAGTAAGGAGAGACGTGAGAAATTTCGTAGATGGTTTAATGGTGCTTTGCTCCCTTGTCGTAGTAAGCATGGGATTGTTCGCATCGTTGGTACTGTTCTCCACCTGGATTCCCTGTTAAATAGACTTTTACCAGAAGATAGTCATAAATCCTCTAGAATAGAGCCTTTAAAGACTTGGAGTGTCGCTAGAAAAGCCTGGAAATCTGTCCGTTACCGTGCACATAATGAGGATTTCAGTCAGCTTTTGTGGCCTGAAATGTACACAAAAGAGTTCTTTCAGTCTAAGAAAGAGGACTTAACTAACCAAGGTTTAGCTGAGGTTTATGCTCAAGAGTACTTAAATTACCCTATTGATGAGTCTACAGCGTACTTTAAAAGGGATGATTTCACTGAAATTCATCCTAACGTCCTAGATGAAATTAAGAGTGGATACAAGAATGTCAACTATTATGCTGCTGTAGACTTTGCTGTTTCTACTGCAGAACGTTCCGACTATACCGTAATAGCTATCGTTGCTATAGACGACAAAGGAATAATGAATGTAGTAGATATTCGGAGAGGTCGTTGGGACTCTCTTGAGATTATTGATGAGATGTTTGCAGTACACAAGAAGTACAAGCCTGATCTGTTTGTAGTAGAGCGTGGAGCTATTGAGAAAGCCATTGGGCCTATCCTGAGAGCAGAGATGATAGCTAGAGGGCAGTATATGCACCTCCATCCGATGACTCCTACTAGAGATAAGACATCAAGAGCTAGAAGCATCCAAGCTCGTTTCCGTAGTGGTGGGATCAAGTTTGATAAGAATGCTTCTTGGTATCTTGATCTAGAAGATGAGATGGTTCGTTTCCCTAAAGCAAGACATGACGATCAAGTAGACGCACTCTCTTGGTTGGGTTTGGTAGTAGATGAAATGCATACTGGACTTACTAAAGAAGAAGAAGATGAGATTGAGTATCATCTTGAATACAACGAACAAGAAAAGGGCAGATCTCTGGTCTGTGGGTACTGATGAAATTTGATACTAAGTTCTCCCTCGCTAAGATCCTAGTTAGTGATAATCTTGCTGAAGACTTGTCTGAGCAAGAATTAGCTAATCTTGGAGCTGAAGTAGTACAGAACTATGAGATTGATAAAAACTCTAGGTCTGAGTGGGAGGAACGTACCAAAGAAGCAATGAACCTTGCTTTGCAGGTAGTGGAAGAGAAGTCCTTTCCTTGGCAGAATGCTGCTAACGTTAAGTTTCCTCTCATTACTATTGCTGCTCTGCAATATCATGCTCGTTCCTATCCTGTACTTATCCCTAGCACTGACATTGTAAAGTGTAGAGTGTTTGGTGATGACATTGATGGAGAAGAATCTCGTAGAGCTAAACGCATTGAGACTCATATGTCCTATCAACTCCTCGAAGAGGATGAGGCATGGGAAGATGAGACAGACAAAGTACTGATTACTCAACCTATCATTGGATGTGCTTTCAAGAAGACTTACTTTGATCCTGTAAAGGGTCATAATATCTCTGAGAACATCCTTGCAAAAGACTTTGTAGTTTCTTACTACACTAAGTCACTGGACACTGCTCCTCGTATCACTCATGTATTAAATCTCAGTAAGAATCAAATTTATGAAAAGGTTATCAGTGGACTTTTCCTAGATTCTGATTTACTGAATCCTAACACTCCTCAACAAGACTCGCTACAACTTGCACAGAACGATGCTCAAGGTATTCATCCTTCTCAGAATGACTCCAGTAAACCTTACGAGGTACTGGAGCAACACTGTAGTATAGACCTTGATGGAGATGGTTATGAAGAACCTTACATCGTTATTGTTCACAAAGAGACAAAGAAAGTACTAAGATTAGTAGCTCGTTTCTTTCCTAGTGGAGTTAAACGTAATGATAAGGGAGATATTCTCTCTATCACTGCAGAGAACTACTTCACTAAGTATCCGTTTATTCCTTCTCCTGATGGTGGTTTCTATGACCTGGGATTTGGAGTACTGTTAGGTCCATTGAATGAAAGTATTAATACAATTATCAATCAGCTTATTGATGCTGGTACTATGGCTAACACCGCTGGTGGTTTTCTTTCTCGTGGTATCAAAATTAGAGGAGGGGCACTTTCTTTTGCACCTAATGAATGGAAACCAGTAGATTCAACAGGAGATGATCTTAGGAAGGGTATTATGCCTCTTCCTGTAAGAGAGCCTAATCAGGTTCTATTTACTCTTCTGAGTCTCTTGATTGATTATGGTGAACGTATTGGAGGTGCTGTTGATGTTCTTACTGGACAGAATCCAGGACAGAATACTCCAGCAGAAACCTCTCGTAACATGGCAGAGCAAGGCATGAAAATCTTCTCTGGTATTTTTAAGAGAACTTATCGTAGTCTGAAGTCTGAATTTAGGAAGTTGTATCGTCTGAATCAACTATACATGGTAGACGACTTTAACCTAGGCTCTTTAACTATCCCAGTAAGTGATTACAATAACAGCAATAAGGCAATTGTACCTGCTGCTGATCCTAACATGGTAACAGATGCTCAAAGAGTATCTCAAACTAGTACTATGTTGACTATGGCTCAGCAAGGTGGTGGTTTTAATATGTATGAAGTTCAGAAAAGAATGCTTCAGGCTCTTAAGGTTGAAGATATTGAGTCTGTACTTCCTGACCCTAAAGGTCCGAACGCTATTAAAACTCCTCCTCACTATAAGGTACAAGAAGCTCAGGTTAAAGCTGAAGCTAAGATGCAAGAAGTACAATCTAAGATGCAGATTGCTATGGCTGAGATGCAGCAAGAAGCTGATCTTAATGCTGCCAAGATTGCAGAACTTGAAGCTAAAGCAATTAAAGCTAGGGTAGAAGCTGCTGGAGTAGATGCAGGGCATCAGATTGCTAAACTTCAACTTGAACTGCAGGCAAGAAAACAAAAGCAAGACGGTATCATGGGTTCTCTGAAGTTGATGAAAGAGATCCAAAAAGAAAAGAACCAAGGGGTAGAAATGTCTACTCCTAATGAGTAGTAATTAATAATTCCTCGATAGCTCAGTCGGTAGAGTAGCAGACTGTTAATCTGTTGGTCCTTGGTTCGAGTCCAAGTTGGGGAGCCAGTATCTAAAGGAGGAAGTATGGTAGTAACCGAAGATGAGTTTCTTCGTTGGAAAGAAGATGAAATTACTAAACAGTTCTTTAAGTGTTTAGCAATGAGTCGAGAAACAATGAAGGAAAATATGATTCTGGGATTGTACGAAACTCCAGAGATAGTGGTAGGAAAAGGTATAGTATTAAAAGAGTTGTTAGATATGAAGTATGAAGAATTTCAGGAGGCTTCAAGGAATGATTGAAAACTGTAGTGGCATTTGGCCTGTAGGACATCGAGTGCTTGTCCTCCCTAAGCAAGTAGAAGAGAAAACAGAAGCAGGGATTATCCTTCATTCTGTATCTCAGAAAGCTAGAGAAGAGATGGCACAAATAGAAGGAGTTGTAATTGCACTTGGTACAACTGCATATTCAGACCAACCTTCTGCTTGGTGTAATGTAGGGGATAGGGTAATTATAGGTAAGTACTCTGGTCTTATTTATGATGGTAAAGATGGTCAGAAGTATAGAGTGATTAACGATCTCGACGTAGTGTCGGTTCTAGGAGAGTAAAGATGAGTGAAGAACAAGTAAGTACTACCACAGAAGAACCACAAACTACCTCTAGAGATTATGAAACAGAAGCTAAAACTCAAGGATGGGTCCCTAAGGAAGACTTTAGAGGCTCTGAAGAAGCTTGGATTCCAGCAGAAGACTTCGTACACAGGGGTGAGCAGATTAACCCGATTCTTCGCAAGAATAATGAGCGTATTCAAAAAGAACTAGATGCTACTAAGCGTCAGATGGAAGATCTTAAGAAGACTACAGAAGAGTTTAAGAAGTTTCAAAAAGAAGCTTATGAACATAAGATTCAAACTTACACTCTTGAGATTCAAGATCTCAAAGAACTGAAGAAGAAAGCTGTATCAGAAGGTGATGGAGAACTTGTAGTAGACATTGATGATAAAATTGATGAAGTGAAAGCTAAACAAGCTTCTGCTAAACTACAAGAGACAACTCCTGAGGTTGTTCCTAATCAAGTTGATCCAGTAGTACAGAAAGCAGTTGAATCTTGGGTAGAAGATAACTCATGGTATAAGACTGATAAGAAGATGGCAGCAGCAACTGATGCTGTAGCTGCTCAAGTAAGACAAGCTAATCCTTTTTTGATTGGTAAGGAGTTTTTCGATGAAGTTGATAAAGAACTTCAAGATCTTTTTCCAGCAGAGCGACTAGGTAAGAAGATTCGTCCTAGGTCTCCGGTAGAAGGAGCTAAGCCAGGTAATGAATCTAAAGGTGGTAAGAAGTCATATGACAATCTTCCATCAGAAGCTAAAGTTGCTTGTGATAAGTTTGTTAGACAGAAGTTAATGAGTAAAGAAGAGTACGTAAATATGTACTCGTGGGATTAAGGAGAAAAGATTATGCCAGCAGCTTTGACGATGGAAGAAAAAGTAGCAAAAGTAGAGAAGAAACGTGAACTCGCTAAACATGGGGAAACTCAAGTACGTAGTTCAGTGGAACGTGGTGAACGCCCTCGTAGGGGTGTGTTCAATGGGACAGTTGGTAAACTCACAGTTAATCGTGAAATTCCAGGGTATCATATGCATATATTTAATGATACTGCAGGACGCATTGAAGAAGCTCTTAGCGCAGGCTATGAGTTCGTCAGTCCAGATGAGATAGGTGGTACTGCTTCAGGAGTGGTCTCTCGTAATACAGACTTGGGAGATAAAGTTAGGTTTCTCGTAGGTGCAGCAGAAGGAGGCGGTGGCCTCTATGCTTACCTGATGAAGATTCCTCAAGAATGGTACGATGAAGATCAGGCGGAGCAGCAACAAGTTAGTGATAGAGTTGACCACGCTATTCGCAGTGGTCAAAATACAAAGGCTGGTACTTCTACGGATGGATTTTATGTCCCTCGAGAGGGCATCCGCCTTACAAATCGTTAATAATGGAGATTTAAATAAATGGCAAATGTTACTAAGCCTAGCGGTCTCAAACCAGTTGGCTACCTCAATGGTAGTCCCTGGAATGGTCAAGCCCGTATTTACTATGTACCAGTCGGTAATGCAACAGCATTGTACGTTGGTGATCCTGTTACTCGACTGACTGCAGATGGAGATGCCAATGGCATTCCCTCCGTAGCTATCGGAGTAGCAGGTTCTGCAATTTGTGGTGTAATCGTCGGTGTTCTGCCTACTTACCCTGGTGTATCTTTGGTAGGTTCTACTATTGATCTCACTCGTCGTAGTCTGCCAGTATCTACCGCAGGTTATGTCTTGGTTGCAGATGATCCTAATATTCTCTTTGAAGTTGAGGAAGGTGTTACTGGAAGTGCTGCAGGTACTGCTTTGACTGTTTCCGCAATTGGCAATAATGCTAATTTTGTGGTTATTGCTGGCGCAAAAACTTACAGTGATTCTGGTACTCTTTTGGATAATTCTACAGAGGCAGTTACTGCAACTTTGAATCTGAAGTTGATGGGTCTTGCTCAACGTGAAGATAATGCATTTGGTGCTCGCGCTAAATGGATTGTTAAAATCAACAACCATCAGTACGGTAGTCATACCGGCACTGCTGGCGTATAAGGAGACCTATAAATGGCTGGTATTATCACTACTGCATCGCATCCTAAAGCCCTTTGGCCTGGCGTAAAAGCCTGGTGGGGTCAAGTGTATGACGAACATCAAACCGAATATACGGATCTTTTTGATACGGATAGTTCGGATAAGAACTACGAAGAAGATGTACAACTAACTGGTTTTGGTCTTGCTCCTCGCAAGTCTGAAGGTGCTGGTACTTCGTATGATTCTGAAATCCAAGGCTTTACGACTCGTTATACCCACGTAGCTTACGCTCTTGGTTATATCGTAACTAAAGAAGAACTGGATGACAATCTGTATGAGGCTGTGTCGAAGCGGCGTTCTGCAGCTTTGGCTATGTCTTTCCGTCAAACGAAAGAGAACGTAGCTGCTAACGTATATAACCGTGCCTTTAATGGTACTTATCTTGGTGGTGATGGTGTAGCACTATGTTCTGTTGCTCATCCTAACGCTACTGGTGGTACGTTCTCCAATATGGCAAGTGTTGGTGTTGACCTGAGTGAAGCTTCTCTGGAAGATGCTGTTATTGCCTTGATGGGATACACTAATGATCGTGGTTTGCTGATTAATGTTATGCCTAAGTCTCTGCACGTTTCGCGTCAGAACTGGTTTAATGCTAATCGTATTCTACAGACTGTGTTGACTCCTGGTTCTGCCAACAATGACATCAACGTGATTAAGTCCACGAATGCATTGCCTGGTGGTATCAAGATGAACCATTACTTCAGTGCTCCTAATGCTTGGTTCCTGCGTACTAACATTCCTAACGGTATGAAGTATTACGAGCGTGTGGGTATTAGTTTCGATCAAGATAATGACTTCGATACCATGAATGCGAAAGCTAAGGGTTATGAGCGTTATAGTTTTGGCTGGACCGACCCGCGGGCTGTGTATGGGGTCAATGGGCCTTGACCGTAGTTAGTTGATTTATAAGTATTAAAATTAGGGCATCCGTAAGGTGTAAGTCCCTTATTCAGAGATTCCGTGTACTCACGGCATACTAATGTTCTAAAGGAGATTCAAAATGGCATCATACTTCACAAAAGCTTCAAACTTCCCTGCTGGTTTCAACAATGTAACTATTCGTGGGATTCCTCTTACTCAAGCTCATCCAGGACAAACCTTCTGGGTAAGTAATGCAACTACCTCTGTTCTTCCTGGTCATGTAGGTGGTTCTGATGGTAATCCAGGTACCTTCGCTGCACCCTTCAGTACACTTGACTATGCTATTGGTCGTTGTGTAGCAGGACGTGGTGATATTATCTTTATCAAACCTGGACATGCTGAGACTGTAACTTCTGCTACTACAATTAACCTTGATGTTAAGGGTGTAGCTATTGTTGGTCTTGGTTCTGGTTCTAGTCGTCCTACCTTCACTTTCACTACTGCTAATACTGCCACTATTCCAGTTACTGCTGCTGACATTGCAGTTGTAAACTGTCGTTTTATAGGTAACTTCCTTGGAATTGCTTCTACATTTACTCTCGGAGCTGCTCCGTACTTCACACTGCAGGATTGTCAGTTCAATGACACTAGTGCTATTCTTAACTTTTTAGCTATTATTACTACCACTGTAGGTACAAACTCAGATCATCTTCATATAGATGATAACTACATTGAGTCTGATGCCACAACCCGTAACGTAGCTCCTATTGTTATCTTGAATACTATGGATGGCCTCACGGTGGTTCGTAATAGAATTACTACTTCAGTAATCCATAATAACATCTCTCAATTGGTAAGTCATGCAGCTCTAGTAATGACTGATCTGTTGATACAGGGTAACTATGTATATTGTGTAAATACTGATACTGCTACTGGTGCTGTTCTTGTATCCACTACTGCTACTACTGGTTCTGGTATGATTGCTCATAATAGAGTACGTGCTCTGGACATTGCTGCTGCTATTCTGGTAACTGCTACAGCAGTACAGTATGGCCTGTTCGATAATCTGTATATTGGTGATGGTACGATGAACTCTGGTTTTGTTCTGCCTGCTATCGGTTCAGACGCATAATAGTTTAACAGAGGAGGGGAGAAATCTCCTCCTTATTTACCAATAAAGGATCGAATATGGCTAGTGTGTCTAATCAATCATCTCCAGCAATTTCAGCAGTTGCTGTTACTCCTGCAGATAATATAACTTTAACTAATGGTCCATGTAGAGCCATTTATATAGGAGGTCCTGGAGACCTGACTGTTATTTCCTATAATGATACTGCAGCAGTTACTTTTGTAGGTTGTTATACAGGAATGGTGTTACCTGTTACGGCTACTTCTATTCAAAGTACAGGAACTACAGCCACTAGTATAGTGGCCCTATATTAATTATGGAAATTTCTATAGCTCTATCTGGAATGTCTAATGGTACAACTGGATTAGGTAATTTTTGTCAGTCTTACTTTACTTCTCCTATTGATACAACTGAAACTATTGCTGCTAGAGGTAGAGTATGTTCTTTAGGGGCTATAGAAATTGATTCAGTTGTTGCTGGAGATGGAGAAGTATCTATTTTTGGAATTTGGAGATTAGCATGAGTATTACAATTAATGGAAGTACTAATACAATTACTTCTAGTGCAGCGGCAATCACTATACCACCTGTTACCACGTTGTCCAGCACAGGTAATGCTACTATAGGTAATTCTGCCATCTTTGATGAGCACACGTTGACCGGAAAGAGTACGCTCAACGATGTTCGCTTCGCAGCAATCTCCACATCCCTCCCTACTCTCACCTTCGTAGATTCTTGCTTCCATCTTGCAAAAGATGATACCGATAGAGGCGCATGGCGGAAGAAGAAAGGCCAGAGTTGGAGAAGCGAATCACGTTCTGCCGGTAAGTATCTGGGAGTCTATTCGACCGCCACTACAGCCGTTGCTGCTGGTGGAGCATTGACTGATTTTTACTATAACACCACGAATAGTAGGTTTGAAGAGATCACCAATGTAGGTACACCTTCTTCAACAGTTACCTATCGCGCAGGCCGCGAGGACTATCCTACTAATGCTTTGATAACAGCGGAAGCTGCACGAGTAATTATCTGGGACTTGGATACTGCTGTGCCGAGTATGTGTGGTGTGTTGCCAAATTCCTTCGGCACAATTTCATCTGTTGCTGCTCTTAACTCCCGGCTCGTAATAGGCTCATCTACTGGCTGCTGGGACTACTACTTTTTGCGTGAGACTTATCGCCGCAGGAACGCAACAAACTTGCAGCATTACAGCAAAGGCTCATTTATCGCGCTTGGCACTGCAACCTATACCGAGACTGCCGGAGCTATTATCAGCGCAACAGTCAACGACGTAGCCATCACCATATTACCAGGCGCCCCAACTGATGAGTACGGGATGCCTGTGCCGACTATTGCTGCTGGTACGGCGGGTGGGACTTCGGTGGTAAATAACAATGCTGTGGTTAGGAATAGCGCGATTACCACTCCAAACACAGGTACATCTTTTGATACAGAAGGCAATTTGTACGTGATGAATGACGTTGCCGGGTCTCGTACTTACAGAATGTACACGCCTGCTGTTTATTCTGGTGCGGCATTTACCGAGACATACAAGATTTATTCATTGAATGATGCGGGCGGTGTATCACCTTTCAATATAGGGTCATCTACGCTACTTCTACCCACTAAAGAAGGTGGAGTCTCATCAGGCGGTGGCTCGGGTCTAACTGTATTCAAGAACAACCAAACAACAGTAGGTTCTGGCATGGTGGCACACATCACCTCAACCTACAACACAGGGTACATGGTCGGAGGTATTCGCCGCTGCTTCCTCGCCAACAGCAAGACCGCTGACCGTTCTATTAAAGCTGCAACACTGACTGAAGTCGGAACGGTTACTGAAACTACTTACACAGGCGGTCGCTCAGTCTATTCTGGATTCTCCGCAGCTAATTACTTCCAAGAGGCTAGTCATGCTGACTGGAATGCGCTAGGTACTGGCGACTTCTCTATCATTATGAGCGGGGTGAAGTGGGGGACTGCTACATCTTTTAGAACAATGTTATCTGCCGCAACCGCTGGCGGTGCTGCTGGTGATTTTACAGCACAAATACTGAATACAGATGTGCTTAGATTTAACATTTTTACTGGCGTAGTTGTTGCTACAGGCATAACATCAACTGCGACATTCTCTGATACTGCAGAACACACGGTTGAATTCAAGCGTATTAGTGGTGTTGTTTATATCGTAGTGGACGGCGTAATAGTAGCGTCTGGTGCGTCTGCAACAACGATAACAACGTCAGGTAATTTGCTTATTGGTGAGAACGGTATTGCACCACAACACTGGGCTGGCGGTCAAGTCTCAACCGTCCGTATCTCCGCTACCGCATCAACAGCCGAGCAATCCAAGTACATCGCAGCACAAGAGAACGCACTGAATGGCGGATTAGCCTGTCTATTGTCGAATTCTAGCAGTGTATCCGCTTTGTCCTATGATAAAGATACAGACATTCTCCATGTAGGTAATGGGATAAATATAGACGAGTTTATCGGGCTAAAGAGAATTAACAGTTATGCTCATGGGGTAACAACTCTCACCTCAATAGCTTCTGCCAACGGAAGGGAACTGCGCACCGGCACGGGCGCTACTTATACCGCACCTGTTCGTAATATCAGTGCGGAGTTGCTTGAAGCTCAGGTTAGAGTGCCAAAGACGCAGCAATACAGTTTCACCACACCTGCTGCTACGACCACGCAAGCACTCCCTAAAGGCTGGAAGGCACAAGGAATAGCATTTAATACTACGGACAGTACTTTCCTCGGAACCTATACCCAGACTTTCGATGGGTTCCTTTGGACTGTAGCTGGACTGACTGCGAGCAAGGCTTATCAAATTAACTTAGTGGAGGCATAAATGATACTGAACGATGCTGAGATAGAAGCGAAGATGCAGGAATTGATAAACTCTACGTGGCCTCCTACCAAGCGAGAGCGCGTCCTACGGACTGGTGTTGGGCTTGATACGCTTAACTCATTCTTCGCTGAGATGACTGCTATGAAAGCACAGATGATTGTGGATAGAGATGAGATTAAAGCACTATATGATGCAGAGATTGCAATAAGTCAATCTATGATTCCTGTAGAAGAAGTGTGAAAATAGATTACTAGTAAAGGACAAACATGACAGCAAAAGATTTTTTAGAATTATCAGAGCAACTTGCAGCTTTTCATGTAATAATGACTGGAAAACTTGCTAAAGAAACAGAAGAAGCGAAAAGAGCCTTGTCTGCTGTAGGATCTGCTATTGACATTAAAGAAAAAGCTAAATCTATAAAAGAAGACATGTTAGCTTTAGAGAAGTATAACACAGAGATGCGAGAGATCTTCAAGAATACAAGAGAAGAGCTTAATTCTAAAGAGTTAGACTTGAACTCTAAAGAAACATCTTTAGAGGAACGAGAAAAGAAACTGACTTTAGATATTCAAGTAAAGAACACAGACCTTGAAAAGAAGATTACAGAGCGGCAACAAGAATTGACTAATGCAAAAACAGAATACCTGAAACTTAAAGAAGATAGTGTTAAAATACAAACTAAGATAGATGAAGCTTACCTTTGTTTGGCGAAAGAACAAGAGAATATCAAGAAACGTGAAGAAGAAGTAGTACGAAAACTCGAAATGCTAAAAGGAATTATGAATTAATGTCTACTTACAGCTCTTACAAAAAAGGAGATTGGTCTGCTGTCTGTGATTCTTGTGGTATGGTCTTCCTTGCCTCTAAGTTACGTAAGAGGTGGGATGGACTCATGGTATGCTCTAAAGACTTTGAAGTAAGACATCCTCAAGACTTTGTACGAGCAAAAGTAGATATACAAGCAGTAAGATGGACTAGACCAGAGAGTACAGATGTATTTATAGGAGGTTCTGGTCCCTTTAGTATTGCGGGTTATGCAATAGCAGGAACAATGATAGCAGGCAATACAACAAATCCTGGACTAGTTCCAGAGGGAACATTTACGGTTTAGGGGTTTACTATGGCAGACACAAACTTTACAGACTACGTTACACCAGTACCTGCAGAATGGTTAAATTACATTAATGATTATGCATATAACTCAGGATCTCAGGCATATTCAGTTGCATCTCTCACTTCTGCTGGTAAAGTATCTGGAGCAACTGCTACTGGAACGGGTACTAGTTCTGCGGTAGTCGGAGTAGCTAGTGGAGCAGGATGGGGTGTGTATGGAAATTCAGCCTCTTCTGGTAATGGTGTATACGGAAATAACTCTAGTACTGGTAATGGTGTGTATGGATACAACACAAGTTCTGGAGCTGGTGTTCGTGGCGCGAATGTATCTAGTGGTTATGGTGTCTGGGGATGGGGATTAACTGGGGTAGGTGTATATGGACAGAGTTCCTCCGCTGCTGGCGTACATGGAGTAAGTGTTAATAGTCATGGAGTAATAGCTGAAAGCGATACAACAAGTCCCGCAAAATCTGCTTTTCGCATCGTACCACAAAACTCCGAACCAACAGGAGCTAATGCTGTAGGAGATATTTACGTCACAACTGCTGGAGTTCTAAAAATATGCACAGTTGCCGGTACCCCAGGAACTTGGGTATCTGTTGGAGCACAAGTCTAACATGAGTATATATTGCATCTTCTGGTTTATTCCTATCCCTGTATTCTGGACAGATAAGTATTTAGAGTCTTGGCAGGGAGGGAAGTCAAAAGGGTTATTTTGTATTATAAGAAAGAAATATAAAGGTATAGACAATGGTATACTGGAGCATGAGTTAACTCATTGTAGACAGTTTTATCGTACTTTCTTTTTACACGGATTCTTCTATAAGTTTTCTCCTAAGTATAGACTACAGTCTGAAATAGAAGCTTACAAGAAGCAACTAGAGCATTATCAAGATAAAGAATTCTCGATTAATTGGATGGCAAAAGCAATTGTTGAGAAATATAACTTAACTGTTACCTTAGACGAAGTTAAAAACCTATTGAAAGTTTGATTATGAACGAACGTAGACATCCTCTAACAGATGATGATATTGATAAAATAGCAGAGGCTGTTACTATTAAAACTAGAGAATCTTTTCATATAGAAGAAGAAAAACATTATAACTCTCATCAGAAACTAGATAAGATGCTAGAAGCATATGACAGTGCTACTAATATCTTCTGGAAAATGTTTCTAGCCCTGGTTATAACGGGATCTATTGTTTTAGCAGGATTGTCCGTAGTGAAAGGAGTTAAGTAATGAATGATCTCTTAAAGACACTAGCTCCAACTCTAGCCTCTGCTCTACTTGGTCCAATGGGAGGGATTGCAGTTACTGCCCTTGGTAAAATACTAGGTGTTAATTCAGCTACAACTGAAACAATAAGTAAGGTTTTTCAAGATGGAAAACTCACACCAGAACAACTATCTGCCGTTAAGCAACTAGAACTACAGTATCAAAATGAGGAAAGAGAAAGAGGATTTAAGTATTCTGAATTAGAATTTAAGGATACTCAAGGGGCAAGGGAGATGCAAATAGCTACCCAATCCAAGGTTCCTCCAATTCTTGCTACATTAGTTACTATTGGTTTTTTTGGAATACTCGGTTTCTTGATTCTTTCTGACTATAATCCTACAGAACCTTTACTAGTTATGTTGGGTTCTCTTGGTACTGCTTGGACTATGATTATTGGTTTCTACTTTGGTAGCAGTCATGGGTCTCAGATTAAGTCTAATCTACTTGCTCAAGCTTCACCTAAATAAGGATTAATAATGGCTACATCAGGAATAACCACTTATGCATTGACTAGAGATCAAGTTATCCAATTCGCTTTGCGTAAGATTGGTGTTCTTGAACTCGGTGTTACCGCTGATGCTACAGAAGTAACTAACGCTGCTCAAGCTCTTGATATGATGATTAAGAGTTGGGTAACTAAGGGAATTAAACTCTGGACTCTTCAGCAAGTAATTGTACCTCTAACTGCTAGTACTTCTTCTTATGTCATTGGTCCCACTGGAGCTAGTCCAACTCCTGTAGTGATAGCAGACAAACCAATGAAACTGATGCAGGCATGGCTTCGTAATACTGTAGCCACACCAGACACTGACATACCCCTACAGATACTCTCTCAAGAGGAGTATAATACATTTGGTAGTAAATACTCTACAGGTACTCCTAATGCTGTTTATCTGCAGGTAGGAAGAGACACTAGTACAGTATTTACCTACCTTACTCCTGATACTACATCAGTCACTAATTACTCTCTCTATCTACAAACACAGAGGTTAATTCAGGATGCAGGTACTTCTGCACAAAATCTAGACTTCCCTGCTGAGTGGTTATATGCCCTTGGCTGGAACCTAGCTGCAGAATTATCTACTGATTATGGGGTAGATGCAGAACGTATTATGTACATAGAGCAGAAAGCAGCAAAGTTCTTAACTGAAGTCGAAGACTTTGACACTGAGTACGCCTCTATCTTCTTCTCTCCTAGAGGTATGTAATGCAAGGACAGACACAACGAATGCCTCTAGCAATGTCTTTAGAGAGTAGAACTGCATCTACTGATAAAGATTCTCGTTTAGTTAACTCTTATGTAGAGACGTTAGAAGATGTACAGTATGTAGTTAAGCGTCCTGGAACTACTTCAATGACTTTATCTCCTACTATTGCTAATGGTACTGCTCAAGGACTAATATCCTTTAATGGTAAGCTTTATGCAGGTATTGCTTCTAAGTTATACGAAATAACGGCAGCAGGAGCTACTACTGATAAAGGGGCCACTGCTGCAGGTCACTTGTCTTTTAGTAGAACTTCACAAGTACCTTATTTGTTTCTGCATAACTCAACTGCTGGTTGGAATTTGAACGGAGCTACTGGAACACTTACAGCAATTACAGATCTAGATTTTCCTCCATTACAGACTCCTGCATTACCTTTAGCTCATGGGGCTGTGTATCTGGATGACATGGTGTTTGTAATGACTACTTCTGGTAGGATTTACAATAGTGCTCTGGAAGATCCTACTACTTGGGGAGCTTTGGATTATATCTCTAAAATATCAGAACCTGATGGTGGTGTTGCTTTAGTGAAACACCTTAACTTTGTTGTAGCTTTTGGTTCATGGTCAGGTGAATTCTTCTACAATGCTGGTAATTCTACAGGTTCACCTTTAGATAGAAGTAGTTCCTATAAAATGGATATAGGTTGTGCTGCAGGAACTTCTC